CTTGGCTACTTTAGGAGCATAGAAAGCGCTGTTGAAGCTTATAACGCTGGGGCAGAAAAATACCACAACGAGTATCGGAGAGCCTACTGATGGACATTGTAACAATCGCCTGCCCTCCCGGCTTTACTGATCCCAATGTCGACCCGGCCACCGCGCCGATCTGGCTAGATGCCAACGGCATTGAGTATCAAGTAGCCTCTGGGCTACTTGAGGGCTACACAACGACTGAACCTATACAAGCACAGCCTGATCGTGTTAATGTGGTGGTAGGCATGAATGGCCTTGATGCCCTTGCGGCAATGGGACTGACGGTGAAGGAGCCTGTAGATGGCTAAGACGCCCGCATGGACCCGTAAGGAAGGCAAGAGCGCAAAAGGTGGACTCAATGCAAAGGGTCGCGCTAGTTACAACAAAGCCAACCCCGGGAAACCGGGGTTGAAGGCCCCCCAACCCGAGGGCGGGGCACGCCGGGATAGCTTCTGTGCCAGAATGACGGGTATGAAAAAGAAGCTCACGTCGGCCAAGACGGCCAATGACCCCAACAGCAGGATCAATAAGAGCCTGCGAGCATGGAAGTGCTGATATGCCCCTAACCGCCAAGGGTAAGAAGATCAAGAAAGCCATGGAGAAGACCTATGGTAAAGAGCGCGGTGACCGCGTCTTCTACGCTGCCGAAAACAAAGGCTCTATCAAGGGCATAGCCAAGAAAGGGAAAACGAAATGAACCGTGGAAATATGGGGAAGAAGATCGCCACTGCCCCGAAATCGAAGTCGAAGAAGGTCAAGAAGATGATGTATGGCGGTACGGCATCAGTTATGCCGAACAGCTCTATGAGTATTCCTAGACCGAGCGCGCCTCCGGGAGCAGCTCTCTCGACGCCGACGCAGATGCCCACATCAGCCGTGCCGAGCATGACGTCGAGCATGACGAAAGGAACGAGCTCCATGGGCCCGGAAAGCCTTCGGGGTAACGGGCGCATTATGCAAAACGTACAGGACGCACGGAAAATGCAGGCCATGCCCATGCCTGCCCCCGCTATGACCTCTAGGCCCATGAAAAAGGGTGGCGCTGTTAAGAAAATGGCTAAGGGCGGCGCGACCCGTGCCGACGGCATTGTCATGAAGGGCAAAACCAAGGGGAAGATGTGCTGATCATGGGGCGCACCAACGAGAAGCTATGGGAGCAGTCCAAGACGCAAGCCAAGGACAAAATGGGCGGCAAGCATTCCGCCCGGGCCATGCAACTCGCTGGGAAAATCTACAAAGAAAAGGGCGGCGGGTATTCAGGTGAGAAGACCGCCGCTCAGAAGTCCCTAAGTAAGTGGGGAAAAGAGGACTGGGGGACAAAGAGTGGCAAGCCCTCTGGAAAAACAGGCGAACGCTATCTCCCGAAAAAGGCACGTGACGCGCTGAGCCCTGCAGAGTATGCTTCTACTACTCGAGCCAAGCGCGAGGGCACTGCCGAGGGCAAGCAGTTCGTGGCCCAGCCAAAACGCATTGCGAAGAAGACCGCAAAATTCAGGGACTAAATCATGGCCGTCGTCGTACCCGATCTACCGGAACTCTTTGAAGAGGCCTTTGAGCGGGCCGGGCTAGAGATGCGTTCGGGGTATGACCTCAAGACGGCTCGCCGGTCTCTGAATCTGATGACACTCGAGTGGGCAAACCGAGGCTTGAACTTGTTTACCATCGAGGCGGGCACGCTTGCGCTAGTAGCAGGAACTGCGACCTATACTCTGCCGACGGGTACGATTGACATTATCGAGCACCTGATGCGTACCGGAACCGGCACTGCGCAGGCGGATACTGGGCTTGAGCGCATTTCCGTATCGACATATGCCCAGCAGACTAACAAGCAGATCACAGGTCGCCCGACTCAGATTTTTGTGCAGCGGCTAGCGACGAGCACGACAGTTACGCTGTGGCCTACACCCGATAGTTCTCAGAGTTACACCCTATTCTACTACCGCCTAAAGGGCATTGACGGCTTGGCTTCGGGTATCGGGGCCGATACCACCAATATCCCCCCGCGGTTTGTTCCCGCGCTTGTCGCAGGTCTGGCCTATTACATTGCCATGAAGAAGCCCGACGCAGTCGCCCGTATTCTGCCGTTGAAGCAGGTTTACGAAGAGCAGTTTGCATTGGCCGCAAGCGAAGATCGTGATCGCTCGTCGGTCAGCTTTGTGCCGTTTAATACGATGATGATTGGGGGTTTCTGATGCCCGCATACGCACTGGGTAGTAAAGCCCTCGGCATCTGCGACCGCAGTGGGCGTACCTATAAACTCTCAGACCTCGTCTGGGAGTATCAAAGTGGCGTTAGGACTGGCTTTCGGGTTGGCCGCGATATTGTTGACCCCGACCAGCCCCAGAACTTCTTGGGGCGCGTGAATGTCAATGACCCACAGGCCCTGCAGAATTCACGTCCAGACTACTCTCCGGGGGACGGACTCTTTGGTTGGAATCCTGTTTGGAACCCTGTTCAGGATATGGTAGGGTCTGTTGGAACCGTGACTGTGGTCATAACGTAAGGAGATCGAGATGGCGCATGATATGGAAAAAGCCAAGGGTGGCGCAGTGCACAAGATGCCTGACGGCACCATGATGAAGGGCAAGGCTCACGGCATGGCCGCTGGCGGCAAACTCAAAATGGTCAAAAAGGGCGGCAAGAAAGTTCCAGCCTTTGCTGCCGATGGCGTTGGTAAGATGGCCAAGGGTGGTAAAGCCCGCGGTATGGGCGCGGCTACCAAGGGTGGTAACTTTAGCAAGAACGGCTGATAGATGAACTATACGCAACTCACCGCCGCACTACAGGATTATCTCGAGACTCAGGAAACCTCCTTTGTTTCTAACATTCCTACGTTTGTTCGGCAGGCTGAGGAGCGCATCTATCGCTCAGTGCAGATCCCAGAACTGCGTAAGAACGCTACCACTGCTACGACGCTGGGCAATCAATATCTTGCCCGGCCTTCTGATTTCTTGTCAGTGTTCTCTATGGCCGTTGTTGATGCCGCTGGGGACTACAGCTACCTCTACGATAAGGATGTAAACTTCATCCGAGAGGCCTACCCGGGCCCTACAACGCAGGGATTGCCGAAGTACTACGCGCAGTTTGACGGTGATCAAACTGGGGTGACCGAGGGCAACTTCATTCTTGGTCCTACGCCGAGCGCGGCATATACCGTTGAGCTGCATTACTACTACGATCCACCATCTATCGTGGATACAGCAACCTCGTGGCTCGGAACTAATGCCGAGACTGCCCTCTTGTATGGTTCGCTCGTTGAAGCGTATACCTATCTAAAGGGGGACGCTGATATGCTACAGCTCTACACAAACCGGTATATGGAAGCCATGGCGCTGCTCTTTGGCATTGATTTACGCTCCAAGCGGGACGAATACCGTGATGGGCGGATGTCTGGAGTTGGTTGATGTTTATGGGGTCCGCTTTGCCCGGCATCGTGTCGGTATCGACTACCGAGGGTCGGGGACATACGCCCGAAGAGCTCGCAGAACTCTGCGCAAACAAGATTATTAACATTTCGGAAGATGCCCATCCGGCTATTCGTGAGCAGGCAAAAGCCTATCGCACAAGCATCATCCACGTGCTTACCCACTATATGAAAGAGACAGTTACTAACGACCGTGTAACTGTGTATAATGCGCTCGTACAGGCGGGCTATCCGCAACTCGCTGACGCCATTCGCAAGCTATAGGAGGACTATTTTGGCCATCACACAAGCAATGTGCACCTCGTTCAAGAGTCAGCTTCTTGAAGCCGCGCACGATTTTCGTCTCACTAGTGGAGACATTTTTAAGCTCGCTCTCTACTCGAGCGCGGCCACTATGAGCGCAACCACCACTGCGTACAGTGCGACCAACGAGGTCGCAAACTCCGGCACTTACGCCGCCGGTGGGGGTACCTTGACCAACATCTCGCCAACGACATCGGGCACCACAGCGTTTACTGACTTTGCCGATATCTCGTTTACGACGGCCACGATCACTGCTCGCGGTGCGTTGATCTACAACACGACTCCAACGCATACCTACACCAATCCTTCGGTGGTAGTGTTGGACTTTGGCAGTGACAAAACTTCGACTTCTGGTACGTTTACCATCCAGTTCCCCGCAGCTGACGCTTCCAACGCCATCATCCGTATCGCGTAACCTAGCCGAGGTGGAGGACTGATATGCCGAAGTTCGTAAACCGGGCAAAGATGACCACTGCCACGACCGGCGCTGGAACCATTACGCTTGGCTCTGCTTCTACTGGCTACCAGACCCTCACTGCAGCGGGCGTCGCCGACGCAAATAGCGTGAGCTACGTTATCGAAGATGGGACGGCTTGGGAAATCGGCACCGGGACGTATACAGCGTCCGGTACAACTCTTACTCGGTCTTTGGTGCAGTCTTCAACGGGCTCGCTGTTGAGTCTATCGGGGGCCGCTACGGTCTTTGTAACAGCCGCTGCCGCGGATATTGTTGCTCCGACTAACACGCAGACGCTGACAAACAAGACCCTGACCGCGCCGACTATAACTGGCGCTATTCTCAATGACGGATATAAGGAAGAGGTTTTCGCGATCACTGATGGCACCGTTGTCCTCGACCCTAACAACGGGTCGATCCAAACATGGACTCTCGGTGCCAACAGGACACCAACTGCCGCCGCAGGATGGCTAGCAGGTCAGTCCATGACTATGATGATCAATGACAGCGCGTCGTCTTTCACAATCACATGGACTTCCGTACCCGTGACTTGGGTCGGCGGAACTGCGCCTACGTTGGCACCCGCCAGCGGGAACACCGTCATTGTCCTTTGGAAGGTCGGTGCGACTATCTATGGCGTCCTTACCGGGCAGGTAACGTAATGCTGTCCGACAAGCTCCGATCTGTCCCTGTCGCGGCGCAGTTGACCTATATAACCCAGACTTCAGATATCACGAACCTGACAACTTATACTTTTACCGGGGTATCTATTGGCACCGCTAGCGATGACCGTCTCGTTGTCATTGCCTGCGCAGCGGGAACTGGAGACGCTCGTTTTGCCCTATCGTCCGTGACCATCGGAGGCACTGGGGCTACAGTTCATGCGGCTTCACCAAACACAGATAGCGGCGTTGCCACTATACAGTGTGGTATCGCATCACGCTTGGTAACATCTGGAACCACGGCAGATATTGTCATTACTTGGTCTGCGGGGGTGGATGCGTGTAACCTAGCTGTTTATACCTTGACGGCATGGAAAAACTCGACGCCCACGAGCACTTTTTCTGCAACGACCCTACTAAGCGTGACAACTCGTACCGCCACAGTTGACCTAAGCGCTCGGGGAGCGACACTTTTTGTTGTTGGGCCAATCGGCTTAGCTCGGACAACTTCATGGTCCAGCGCTGTCGAGGATTACGATGGAAGCCCCGGCTCAAGGTCGACAATGGCGGTCGCGAATATCCTACCGCTAAATGACACTGCGAGCTTTGTCGAGACTGCGACGACTAGTACGTCAAACGGTATATCCATTGCGGCAGTCTCATGGAGATGAATATGTACGTTCTAACTAAAGACGGCTCCCCCGTGCAGTTCCCTTACTCTGTACAGCAACTGTTTCAGGATAACCCACACACGAGTTTTCCGCTTCACCCGACCGAGCAGACCTTGACGTCGTATGGCGTGTTTCCTGTCTATGAGGTAGAGGTTCAGTACGATACGTACACTCAGGAAGCCACTGTTACTAGCTGCGCTTTCAATGCGATGACGGACCGCTGGGAGACTGTCTACACCATCCGCGATCTAACGGCAGAAGAACTACAGGAGGGCGAAGCTATACAGGCCTCGTCTATCCGCGCTGAGCGGGATCGACTGCTTCTTGAGACGGATTGGGTTATTGTTAAATCCATGGAGACTAGCGCCCCAGTACCAGCCGAATGGTTATCGTATCGTCGCGCACTTCGTGATATAACTCTGCAGGAAGGGTTCCCGCCCAGCGTGACGTGGCCCGTAAAACCATGAGGTAAGCCATGCTAGGCTTTGCGCCCCTTGCATCTTCCCCCCTTGCCGACATAAGCTCAGCCGCGGTTCACGTCATCGTGCTTGTTACGGGTGTCGCGGCCACCGGTGCCGTAGGCTCCGTTACGCTAACAGGCGGTGCTGTTATCGCACCTACGGGTGTCGCGGCCACTGGTGCCGTAGGCTCCG